CACGATCGTCGAAACCTATCTGCGCGGCCGTGCGATCGATTTTCGGCCGCTGGGCAAAGCGCCCGGTGCGCTGCGCTATCATGCGGGGCTGGTCTATGGTTTCAAGGGGCCGATCGTCCCGGCCATGGTCGCGATGGTCACCAATCTGGCGGGCGAGCATATCGCCACGCATCGCACCTGGTTGCAGCCCGATGGGCCAGACGGTTTTCCAACCAAGGCGGGCGCGGACCTGCTGGGGCTGGATCGGCGCGGGCTTCCGAACGATCCCAAGAAGGTCATGGGCGGCTATTGGGGCGGTCATATCCCGATCTGGAAAGGGACGCACCCGCAACCGTTGCGCGACATTCCGGCGGGGACCGATATCTATTCGGGCGAAGGCATAGAGGACACGGCGACGTGCGCGCTGGAAATGCCCGGCGCCCGCTTCATCTGTCACATCAGCGTCGGCAATCTGGAGGCGCTTGAGCTGCCGCCGCAGATGGGCAAGCTGATCGTGCTGGCGCAGAATGACGCCAAGGGCAGCGACGCCGACAAGGCGTTCAAGCGCGCGATCGCGAAGCATCGATCGCAGGGGCGCATCGTCGAACTGCGGTCCCCGCCCCCGGATTTCAAAGACTGGAATGACTTGGCGCGCGGTTTGCGCATGAAGGAGAGTGTGTGATGACCGAAAAAGTGAAGCTGGAACAGCCGCCCGCCATCCTGATCCGATGGTCGGACGATGACCATATGTGGATCGCTACGGCCGTGCAGGCCGAAAATGTGCAGGTCGTGCAAGGCACGTCCGCCGAGGGCGGTTCGCCATCGGGCGCGCTAGACGCCTTGATGGACATGGCCTTCTGCCTGAGCCGCCAATATTTTGGCGTCGGCATGATCCAGTCCGACGAAGGGAAGGTGGCATGATCTTCACCCCCGAACAGCGCGCCCGCTATGAGGCGGCCGCCCATGCGATGCAGAGCGGCGTCGCGGCGGACCAAGGCAGCGCGGATCATAGTGACAATTCGAAGCATCTGCGCGTCGGTATCAACAGCGCCCTGGTCGAGACGTCGGCGCTGGGCAATCTGCTGATGGCGAAGGGCATCGTCGCCGCTGAAGAATATGCGGAAGCGATCATCGCCGGGATGGAGGCGGAGGTGCTGCGCTATCAGGAATTGTTGTCCAAACGTCTCGGCAAGGTCGTGACGCTCGGTTGATCGAATACCCCAGGGGGGTCTGGCACGGCTCGCAAGGCCTCCAGCGCGTCGTCATCGGACGACGCCCAGCGGGACGATAGTCCGCCCTCCGCATTTTGGTGACTGCCCATGGCCTCGCATCCTTCTGTCGCGGACTGTCTTGCCGCCCCCTTTGCCCCGATCGACAGCTATGATCCGGCGAACGACGCCGATCATCATGGCGGCGGTGGCTGGGGCCGTCCGCCCAAGGCGATGCCGGAGGCCTGCCCCGTCATTCCGGTGGGCACGGAAGATGGCGTCTTCTATTTCCTGACGGCGCTGGGCGAGCTGCGCGGGCTGACGTGCGACAAGGTCGCCAACAAGCATATCGTGGGCATGTTCGCGCCGGATAGCGATTATCTGATGCAGGAATGGCCGCGCAAGAAGCTGGTCAAGACGAAGGATGACGCCGGTAACGAGGTGGAAGAATGGATCGTCACCGGGTGGCGCAATGACGATGTCGCCATGTTGCTGATGGACGTCGCGGCGGCAAAGGGCGTGTGGAACGCGCGGGAAAAGGTGCGCGGCCGGGGCGCGTGGAAGGGCGACGATGGCGGGTTGATCCTGCATAGCGGCAATCATGTGATGATCGGTGGCGCGTGGCATCGGCCGGGCATGTATGACGACATGGTCTATCCGACTGCGCCCGCCATCCCCAAGCCCGCGGCCGACCCGGACATGACGGGTGAGCAAATCGCGCCCAAGCTGGTCCATTCGCTGCGCGCGCGCGGCGTGGCGATCGCGGAGAACGCCTCCCCTGCCCGCGTGCTGCTGGAGCTGATCAAGACATGGAATTGGGCGCGGCCGATGATCGACCCGATGCTGCTGCTGGGGTGGAACGGCGCGGCGGTCTATGGCGGGGCGCTCGATTATCGGCCGCTGTCGTGGATCACCGGGGACAAGGCGACGGGCAAATCGGCGCTGCAAAAGCTGATAGGATGGCTGCATGACGGTGGCATCCTCCAGTCGCCCGATGCTTCGGAAGCGGCGGTGCGCCAGGTGCTGGGGCAACAGTCCCTCCCGGTCGGAATAGACGAGGCGGAGGCGGAAAAGGACAATCGCAAGATCCTCGCCCTGGTGAAGCTCGCGCGCCTGGCCGCGACGAGCCAGGGCAACATCATGCGCGGCGGCCAGGACCATAAGGGCCATGAATTTCAGGCGACGTCCTGTTTCCTGTTTTCGTCCATCCTGGTCCCGCCGATCCCGCCGCAGGACAAGAGCCGCCTGGCGGTGCTGGAGCTGGGCGAGTTGCCCGCTGGCGCGCGCGAACCGGCAATGGACAAGCGCGAGATCAATGCGCTGGGCGCGGCGATGCGCCGGCGTCTCGCCGATCGCTGGGTGCAATGGCCGGGGGTGCTGGAGGCGTATAAGGATGCGCTGATCGATTTCGGCAAGCATGGCGGCCGCGTGTCCGACCAGTTCGGCGCGCTGCTGGCGGCCGCGCATATCCTGCTGGAGGATGATTTGCCGGAGGATGAGGCGCTGGCGCAATGGGGCCAGTTGCTGGCGGTCGATCAGCTGGCGGAGACGTCCGACGACAGCGACGAGGCGACGCGGTGCATCCATCATATGGCGTCGAGCCTGGTGCAGCTCGCAGGCCATGGCACGCCGCGCCAGGTGGCGGAATGGATATTGCAGGCGACCGAGCCGCTGGGCGTCGGCATGGCGCAGCCGGGGACGGTCGAGCATGGCGAGGCGATGGAGCGACGGCGCAAGGCCGGGGACATGCTGGCCAAGATCGGGATGCGGATCGTGACGGGCAAGGCGAAGGCGGGCGGGTCGGCCGACGACAAGCGCCCCCGACCGACGCCGGGCCGCGACTATCTGGCGGTGGCGGTATCCGGCCAGGGGCTGGCCAAGCTGTTCGAAAATTCGAACTGGAACGATGGCGTGTGGACGCAGGCGCTGGGGCGGATCAAGGGCGCGATCAAGAATGAGACGCAGCGGATCGCCGGGATGGCGAGCAAATGCACGCTGGTCCCGATCGACGCCTTCCTGATGCGGGAGGATGCGCCGGAGCGGGTCGAGCAAGAGGAGGAGGTATGACGATCATACTGGGCTATTTGCTGATCGGCGCGATCGTGATGCATGGGCGCATCCGCGCGATCGGGCTGGAAGCGGCGCTGCGTGGGCGATCGATCGTCGTGGAGGCGGCGCTGTGGGTGGTGACATGGCCGTGGCGGATATGAACCTGATCCGCTGCTGCCAGTGCCACGCGCGCGCGATAGCTTAAGGAGTTGGCTCTGATGAACGGAAAAGCATGATGCTGCTTACGATGGATAGTCGGATGTCCGCTTTACGATCCGCAACCCATGCCGCGCCATCTGCGCGCGCTTTGACTTCATTGCCGGGCATTGACGCAACTGAGGCTTCAAGAAATGCCATCTCCTCTTGGTTGCACAGATTTAAGGCCACAGCGGCAATGCTCTCGGCGCTTTCTCTCTGCGATATTAGTTTTTCTACCCACTTCTCAGGACAGTCCGCATACGCGGTTTGTGCGTGAGCGCGAGCGATTATAAGCGGCCAGCGATCATTCGTCATCGCGACGTTGTCAGAATAGGGGTGCATCGAATTATAAGCTGCTCGATCTGTGTCATCTTGAGCGGAAGCCCCTCCGCAGGACGTTAGGCAGAATAAAGCGATGGCACTCAGTGGCCGCATAATCGCCCCTCCTTGATCGATTCGTGATTTTCTGCCACATAACGCTCCGTCCGGCAAATTCCGGACAGGGGATTGGCGTCCCCACTAGGAGCGCGATACCCGCGCCGAGCAGCCCGCTTTCTGGCGCGGTTTCTTATGGTCGGGCGTGGTGCGAGCATCTTCGGATGCGCCGTTAGCTCCTAGCGGTACGCCAATCGTGTCACGTCCGGCCACCAATTGGCGTTTTTGGTCGGATGATCTCGATAGGAGCTCGTCCATGAATGCCCTCATTTCCTACAGTTTCGATGATCAACCCGTCCGTGTCGTGGCGATTGCTGGCGAACCGTGGTTCGTCGCTAATGATCTCGCAAAAGTCCTTGGATACCGTGACGCCTACAACATGGCGCGCGCGCTCGATGACGATGAAAAGGGTACTCACATTATGAGCACCCTTGGTGGGCCTCAAGAATTGTCGATCATCTCGGAAAGCGGGATGTATGCGGCGATCTTCAAATCCCGCCGCGACGAAGCCCAGCGGTTTCGCAAATGGGTGACGGCCGACGTGCTGCCGGAGTTGCGCAAGACGGGGCGCTATGTGCTGCACGATCAGGAGCCAGCGCCGCAGGTGTCGAGCGACTTCGATCCGCCGCGCCTGATCGCCAGCGTATCCGTGGTGCGCGAGGCGCGGCGGTTGTTCGGGACGCGGGCGGCGCGCAATATCTGGGCGCAGCTGGGCCTGCCGATCAGCATCGTGGATAGCGCGCCCACGGCCGAAGGCGATCCGCTGGCCGATCCGCTGAAAGAATGGCTGGAAGGCAGAAACGAGATCACGATCGCGGAGGCCTGCACCGGGCTGCACGTCGTCCAGTGCGATCATAGTGTGCGGTTCCGCATCGGCGCGTTGCTGCGCCTGTTCGGGTGGACTGTGCGAACGGTGCGGCGCGGGCAAGGTACGGTGAAGCTGTGGAGCGCCCCTGCAACCCATGCATGGACGGCTATGCGCGCCATGGATAGCACTCCGGCCGGGGAGGCGTGACATGGGCTATCATGCAAGCCGGACCGAAGCCGATAGTGAGGAACGCGGTAACATCGCCCTGGGCGCGATGGACGCCATGGTGGAGTTGTTGCAGGGACATAGTCCGGGGCTGCGCCTCGACCCCGTCAAGATGGGCTATCTGATGACAGTGGTGCAGGGGGCGGTTCGCGACGCCATCCCGTCCTATAGCCCGCTCCACTATGGACCGTCGAACGATACGGGCGACTAAGCCAGAGGATCGAAGCCCACGGCATAGCGCCGCGCCATATATTCCGTCCAGGCCATGCGTCCGGCCGCTCGATCTTCCTCGATCCAACGCTGGATAAGCGCGTCCTTCTGCTGTCGGGCGCGCTTTCCTGTTTGTGCGTCTCCGCGCGATCCGCCGCGCGTGACGCGCTCCACGATCGCCAGCGGCGTCAGCACCCGGCCGCGCACGGTGGCGCGGTTGTTCCATGCGTCCCGGTGGGTCGCCGAACAGAAGAGTTGGCCGGGATGTTTGCGGGGAAAGCTCTGGAGGCATTCGGGGCACGTCGCGCCAGCCTTGTTCGCTGGATCGCGCGGTGCGCTCTCGTGGGCGCTCTGTGGCTGTCCTTGTAACATGGACAGGGGGTAGGGCTGGTGGGGTTCGGCCGTCCAAGGCATGGGGCGGGTCACTTCAGGATTTCGGCGCATTCGAGCAGCTCGACGAGCTGGCGCGCCCAGTCGGCCGCTTCGGCGTCCTTGCCGCATTGCTTGTAGGCGATGGCCTTGGCGAGAGCTTGCGCGACGGCGCTGCGATCGATCGTCATATTCAGTCCTTTCTGACTATCCGTCCGGCCGATGCCTAGACGGTTTGTGCAGATAATATGAACATGGCAGGCATGTCAATGGGTGGGCCGGTCGCCAACGTCACGGCCAGCATCCATAGCGCCGGAGGCGCGGCGGATGCGGTGCGGCCGTGCTTCCGCATATCTTTACCCGTCGCGGCCCGGCGACCGCGAAGCGGGCGACGGAACAGCCGCGTCATCATCTCTTGCCGCTCGCCGAGCGGCCTTGAACCCTGTCGATCTGGAATGGTCATGGCCTGCGCCTGGCGCAGGATGGTGCGGCCGTGTCGCCGCGCCTCGAACCCTTCCGGTTTGGGCGATCAAGGCGTGGTGGGCCGCGCGTCGGCCGATAAACCTTGCACCCCGAACCCTGCCTATGCGAATAGTGTGCGTAGGGCCGCGATCCCTGTTCGTTACCGCATGGGTCGGGGGGTGGTAACGCCCTTAAGTAACGGCGAAAGTAACGCCTAACCCTCTCAAATCATTAGGTGAATTGCGCGCGTTACCGCGTTACCAGCCTCGCGCTCGCGGGTAATACACATGCGCGCTCGCGTGCGCGTGCATGTATAGGGATAGGGATATAGGTGGTAACGTAGTAACATATATAGTTGTTCGTTCATTATCAGTCACTTGGGCGTTACTTTTGGCGTTACCACGCGGCTTTTCGATTGGTAACGCGGTAACGCTGCGCCGCTCGGCCGCGTCGATCGGCGTCGGCCATGCCTTGGACGGCCGCGCGCCATGGCTGCTATCTCGCCCGCTCCTCTAAACTAGGGGGCATTTGGGTGTCAGAGGCGAGCGGGACGGCGAAAATTTTGGGCGATGTCGTGGGCGCGGTCCGCGACGCGGTCGGCCAGGCTGTCGAGGGCGCGCCGGTCGATCAGCTGGGCTTCGAGCTGGACGCGAGCGAGCGTCATCTGAGCCTGCCCGACGCGCAGGAGATCGCCGACATACAGGACGAACTGGGCTGCGACGTGTCGGTCGCGGTGCAGGAGCATCGCAAGCGCCATCGGGGCCGCAAGCCCGGCGCGAAGAACAAGCGATCGGGCGACCTGGCGCGCTACCTGATGCAGTTCGGGCCGCATCCGGGCGTGGCGATGATGCGCATCCTCGCCCGGCCTGCCGAGATGCTGGCGGCCGAAATGGGGTGCAAGAAGCTGGAGGCGCTGGACCGGCAAATCAGGGTGGCGGCGGAGCTGATGCCGTACTTCGAAGGCAAGAAGCCGATCGACGTCAACGTGAACGCGAACGGTCATATGACGCTGATCATCGGCGGCGGCGGGGCGATGGATGGCGGGATGCTCGAGGCGCATTCGACCGATGTGCCGGAGCTGTCCTTTCCTGACCAAGAAACGGCGGAAAACCGTGGGTTTGGTGGGTCGGATGGCGGGCAGTCGGAATGAGAAAGTCGGAACGCCATGGTCAAGCCATTGAAATAGCGTCGCTTTCTGGCGTTCGGCACAAGCTTTCGCAGCTTACGCGGCGGTCGCCCGGTCGGCTTCGCCGACCGACCCCCCCGGCCCCCCAATCGGCCGCGCCGATCTTCCGTCCAGGGTCGCGCTCGGGCGATCTCAGATTTTTTTCGATCTCTCGCCTGACCACCCTGATTGCCCATGCGCCAAGTTTTCACGGCCTCCCATGGGGGTCGGGGGTATGAGCGGGATGCTTCAGGAAGGCGCGGGGATCGTCCGCCTGCTCAATCCGGTCGGGCCGGTTGCAGGTTCGTTCGGGCGAAGTCGCGCCTTCATCTGCGGCATAATGGGGCCGGTTGGAGGTGGCAAAACAACCGAGTGCATCGCCAAGGGTATCCGCGTCGGCATGGCGCAGCAGGCGTCATGGGATAGCGCCCGCAATTGTTTCGTCAAGAAATGTCGTGGGGCGGTGGTTCGCGACACCTATCCTAACCTGGACCGGACGGTCATCAAAAGCTGGAAGCAATGGTTCAAGGGCGCGGATGGAAAGCCGATCGGGCACTGGTCCGGCGAAGCGCCGCGCACGCATAGCTTTACCCTGAATGTCGGCCAGCCCGGCACGAAGGGCTATTATCAGCTCGACATGGAGGTGATCTTCACCGCGATCGGCGACAATGCGGTCGAGGATGTGTTGCGCGGCCTGGAGCTGACATGGTTGTGGCTCAATGAATGGGATTTGCTCGACAAGGCGGTGCTGGAGTTCGGCGTCGGCCGCGTCGGGCGTTTTCCGTCCGTCGTGGATTGCGGCGTGCCCTGCGCCTTCAGCCAGGTGTTCGGGGACTTCAACGCGCCGGAGGAGGATAATTATCTCTATGACCTGTTCGTCAATGAGGATTTAGATCCCGAACTGGTCGAGCAACTGAAGGATGAACTGGGCGATCAGCCCCTGTTGAAATTCTACCGACAGCCCGGCGCACGCGATCCCGGTGCGGAAAATCTGAACAACCTGCCAAAAGGTTACTATACAAAACAGATACTTGCGCTGCAAAAGTCGCCTGATAAAATTTCGCGACTGATCGATAACAAGTTCGGGGCGGTGCGATCGGGTATGCCCGTCTATCCCGAATTTTCCGACACGGTGCATGTTCCGGCGGAAGCGCCCAAGCCCATTCGCGGCGTGCCGCTGCGGATCGGGATGGATGCGGGGCTGACCCCTGCGGCGGTGATAGCACAACGCAATAGTCTGGGCCAGACGATCGTCTATGCCGAACTGGCGACGTTCCTGGAGGAGGAGGACCAGCTGGGCGCGGTTGGGCCTACGGCGTTCGGCGAAGCGCTCGCCGACCTGCTTGCCAGCAAATTCCCCGGCTTCGCGATCGAATTTGCGGCGGTCGATCCGGCGGCGACCAAGGGCGTCGATGATACGGGCAATGAACTGAACTGGCTGCAAATCGCCGCGAAAGTGTCGAAACTGCGCATCCGCCCTGCCCCGGTCCCCAACAATAGCCTGGAAGTCCGGCTGGAGGCGGTGCGCCGTCCGCTCAAGCGCCTGGTCGAGGCGGGGCGGCCCGGCCTTGTCATTTCACCGGACTGCAAAATCCTGCGGCGCGGGTTCAACAGCGGTTATGTCTATCGCCGCACCGCGCTGGCGGGGAAGGACGGGCGCTACGAAAACAAGCCGGTCAAGAACCAATATTCGCACGTTCATGACGCCCTGCAATATCTGCTGGTCACCAGCGGCGAAGGTCGTCTGACCGATCGCGCGGGCCATGCCTTGGACGGCGGGACGCGGCCGCGCGTAACCGTCGTGTCCGATTACAATCCCTTCGCATGATGGAGATACGCGCATGCAGTCCGTGGTGGGAGCCTTTCTCAGTCCGGTGGCGTCCGCCCTGGGCGTGTTCAAAAAGCCCAAGGCCGCCAAACCGACGCAGGCGGCGGCGGCGCGCGACGATACGCTGCGCTCCATCGCGCAGGAGGATGCGCTGGCCAAGCGGCGCGGGGGCGCTGCGGATATTCTCACCGGTGCGGGCGGAGCTGAGGCCGGCCCGGCAAGCGCCAAGGACCTCCTCGGCCAGTAATCTGAAAAGGAGTTTCCCATGAACGAACCGCAAACGGTCGAGCAACTGACCGCCGGCCTACCCGAATTGAACGACGCGGCCCTCACGGCGCTTCGGGAAGCGGAAGTCAGCGGCGAAAATCGCACTACGGCGCTCGCCGCGATCGATGCTGAGGTCAACCGCCGCGCGGCGGCGGCGCTGAAGGACGCCGACGATCAGGCGGCGAACGACGCCAAGGCGCAGACGGAAGGCTTTGCCGATCATGCGGCGAAGGTCGATGCCGATGCGGCCGCCGTCGCCGCGGCGACCAAGAAGAAACTGGCGAAGGCGGCAAAGCCCACGGCCGCGCAGGCAGTCGTGGCCAATGAACGCGGCCTGGCGGACGCGCGCGAAGCGATCGACCAGGGCAAGGCCGACCTGCTGCTGGTCGGGTTCGGCGACGAACGCAAGCCGTTCAAGGAAATCCCCTTCGCCCAGGCCGACATGCGGAGCGTCGGACCCCGCCTGGTGACCGGCGTCGATATCCTGATGCGCACCGGCAAGCTCACCGGGACGGTCACCGTGACCCACGTCTGGCTGATCGGTAGTCCCGACAGCGTGTTGGCCCGCGCTGAGCTGGGCGCGCCCATGGTCGTGTCGCCGAACCAGCAAATCAAGATCGCGGCGGGTCGCCTCGCCTTCAACTGACAGGAGACTAGCGCCAGTGGCGATGCAAACCGGGGAAATTGTCGATGATATCCTGCATGGCTTTCCGGCCGTGCAGGCGAAGCGCCAGCCCTGGGAAAGCACCTGGCGCGAGGTGGATGAAAGGGTGAACCCGCTCGGCCAGGGCGGGTTCAGTCAAAAGTCCGTTGGCGGCGTGCGCGGCATGGATATCTATGACCATACCGCCTCGCTCGGCCTGGACCGTTTCACGTCGGCCTATACCGGCATGATCATCCCGCGCGGCGAACGCTATCAGCAGGTCAGCACTACCGACCCCGATCTGAACGAAGACCCCGAAATGCAGGGATGGCTTGAACATGCCACCGATCGGCTGTTCGCCGCGCGCTATTCCCCCCAGGCCGGGTTCGATCCCGAAGCCAATATGTGCATCCGATCGCTGGGGAGCTATGGCTCCGCCCCCTTCTGGGTTGACCAGTGGGAGGGGCGCGGTCTGTTCTACAAGACGTTCCACCTGTCGGAAATCTATGTCGATGAGAATTTTCGCGGGCGGATCGACACGATCTACCGCGAATATGATCTGACGGCGCGACAGGCGGCGCAGCAGTTTGGTGCGGATAATCTGCCGCCCCTGATCGCCAAAGCCTTCGGCGACAAAAAGCTGGATGCGAAATTCAAGATATTGCACGTCGTGCGGCCGCGTACCGATCGCGATCCCGAGCGGCTGGACTTCCGGCGTATGCGGTTCGAAAGCCGCTATATCTCGATCGCCGACAAGGTGCAGATACGCGAAGGCGGCTATACCAGCCAGCCCATGGCGTTCTCTCGCTATGTCACCGCGCCGCGCGAAATTTACGGGCGATCGCCCGCGATA